TGCACATGCCATTAAATATCTCAGCAATGTTAGAGCGTGCTGAGATGCTATTTTCTAAGAAAGAGGTTGTTTCTCGCATGAAAGGAGGAGTAGTCCGACATACATATAAAGAAATAGGTGAACGGACACGGAGGCTTGCCAACGTTTTAAAGAATCTCGGGGTAGAGATTGGCGACCGCATCGGCACCCTTGCGTGGAACCATCATCGTCATTTGGAAGCGTATTTTGCTATACCTAGTGTAGGTGCGGTTTTACACACAATTAATATCCGCCTTTCCCCCCAGCACATTTCTTACATCATTAACCACGCAGAAGATAAAGTGCTATTTATTGATGAAGATTTTGTCCCATTAATCGAAAACATCAAGAATTCGATTCCTCATGTAAAAGCATTCGTTATTATGACGGACAGCGATGTGCTCCCAGAAACTTCATTACAGCCTGCCTACCATTACGAAGACTTGCTCCAATCTGGTGATCCGAACTTTCCATTTTTAAAGGAAATTGATGAAAATAGTCCAGCGGGAATGTGCTATACATCAGCGACAACTGGTAATCCGAAAGTATTAAAAACACATGTGTAGAATTACAAAAATTCTACACATCGAATAAATACCTTGCGCTTTCTCCATCGGTTTGGACGCGCATTTTCTGCATCTATATGGATTTCCTTAACAAACATGCTAACAAGGTTTTTCTTTTCTTTCGTAGTGAGGTGCTTCCAGTTTTTTTCGAGGTGCATAAGAGCGTCTATGATGTCTTGTACAGACGTCACCTCTGCCCCTTTTTGTTGTCTCAATTCATTTAGTTTAGTTTCTAATTCCTTCTCAATTGCCCGATCTTCACTCGTCAATTCCTTCAATTCTTCGAGCGAGATGGCCTCGTTTGCAAAAGCTAATTGCAGCCGTTTACGCCGTTTTTTAATCTCATTGAGTTGTTTCTCGATGTCATCGATTTGTCGCTGGGTATGATCATCATCCAGCTCATAGGAAGCAGCAACTTCGGCAGCGGCGACGGTATCACGGAATTCCTGAATGTAGCGCAAAAATATTTCTTCGATAGCTTGTTCGTCTAACATAGGCATGTCGCACATTTTCGTGAATGTTCCGCGACATGTGTATTTTCTACGAGAATAAGTGCCATTCTTTATTGTGTGATTTGACAACTTCCCCGGCATCACGCGGCCGCAACGAGCACAACGCAGGACTCCTGAAAAGATGTAATCACTCGATATTTGCTTTGGATGCTTCCCCCTGCGTCCTTCCCTCATTTTTTGGGCAGTCTCAAACTTTTCTTGATCCACAATAGCCGGTACAATTCCGGAATGATACTCATCCATATAGAAAAAACGACCGATATAAACTTGATTCATCAAAATATCTCGGATTTGTTTACCAGTCCAGAACTTCCCCAATCTCGTTCGATACCCCATCCGATTTAGTAATGTTGCAATTCGGTTATCCCCATTTCCCTCAAGATACAAGTCGAAAATGGTGTTAACAATAAACATTTCTTCTTCATTCGGTTGGATTGTTCCGTTTTCTAACTTATACCCAAAATTTACTTTGCCGCCGGGGTATCTCCCTTCACGCACCATTTGTTGCATATTGATTTTAACGCGTTCGGCCGTATTTTCCCGTTCCCATTGAGCTAATGCGGCAACAAATGTAATAAACATCCTTCCGGTCGCCGTGGTCGTATCGTATATTTCCGTTGCTGACTTAAATTTACAGCCGTGCTCATCAAATAGTTTCAAAAGGTTATGAAGATCAAGAACGGAACGAGTGAGACGGTCTAACCGATAAACAAGAACGCAATCAATCATTCCTTGTTCGATGCTAGCCATCATTCGTTTCATTTCGGGTCTGTTTAAATCTTTTGCGCTATAACCATCATCAATGTAAAATCCTTCGATGTCCCATCCTTGAGAAATACAATAGGCTTGCAGTTTTTCTTTTTGTGTTTGGATTGAATATCCTTCGCGTGCCTGGTCCTCCGTACTCACTCGAATATATAAAGCAGCTTTCAATGTACTCCCCCTTACTCACTAAATTTAGATTCTTTTCAAATACACAAGCTCTCTTGGAACACTATACATCTCTGCCACGGTAAAAATGGTCATATCCGTATTTTTATATTGAGTAACGATTTCGTCTGGAAGCAATAATTCAACAGCAAAGGTATTAGCTTCTACCTCAAGTTTTTCAACAGAAAATAGGGTGTTCTTTCGTAAAAAAGGAGTATTGGACTTAGGATGTAGAACAGCATGTCCAAGTTCGTGAGCGCACACAAAATACTGTTCCTCTTCTGTCAATTGATTATTGAGATGAATGAATTGAGTGCGTTTATATGAACTGTAGAAGCCAAGTGTATTTCCAAGCTCGGCAAACAAAATAATGATGTTTCTTTCTTTTGCGATTTGAAATGGGTTATTGGTTTTATGTATGTTAATGAGTTGCCTAACTATGCCTTTTATTACTTTCATTCCCCGTCCCCCATAATTTATTTTTTATATTTTTTAGGGGTGAATTTCTTTTTCGCAAGTTGTTTAGCAATTCTCATAGAGTTTTCTAAAGAAATCCGGATTAACTCTTTTGTTTCTTCGTCCATAGGTTCGCCATCGTACATGAGACCTTCTTGACTTTCGAGATTATCCATAATGCGTTGTAAATCTCGCGCAATATCTCGGTGATCTTTTTCTGTTAGATAAGGAAGTTGTTCTTCGCGGATTTTATCGTTACTATCTTCTCCAATCAGACTACTTACAGGAATATTTAATGCAGACGCTATTGATTTCAGAGTATCAAAACTAGGATTATATCTGTTTCTCTCTACGTCAGCTAAATAGGATCTTGATATGTTTGCTTTTTTAGCTAGTTCCATTTGTGTCATTTTTGCTTTCTTCCTAAATGCTTTTATATTGTCGCCGATCATTTCAATCTCCTTCCTTTATGTCGGATTTACCGACATCCACAATTTGATTATAGTACTACTATGTCGGATATACAATACTTTAATAGACGGAAATACAAGTATTTTCGAGAAAATAGACGGAAATACAAGTAAAATGCTTGAATTTGCTCAAAAATGCTCCAATTTCGTCCAAAATACGCTTTTACATTTTGACGTAAATACAATACATTTTAATTAACAGGAGGTGATACTAATGCTCGATAAAAAAGCCTTAGGTTCAGTTATTAAACAAAAACGAAGTGAGGCAGGTATGACGCAAGATCAGTTATCAATGGCGACTAAGTTATCTAGGAGTTATATATCGGACGTTGAGAGCGGTAGATATATGCCAAGTCTTAATGCTCTTTCTAAAATAGCTATTTGCTTAGATATTGATTTAAATGTGCTTAAAATGACGGAAATACAAGATAAAAATATGTGCGATGGACGTTCTAGCGCTTAATTACTTCCGGCAGATGATAGCAGAGGTGGTGAAATAATGGACGAAAGACAAGAGGCCGTTGTAAACAAACCGTCGCCAGAGACAATGCGTCGTGTGTATCAGTTCTTCATGAGAACATCTATCCCTCGGATTTTGGCCGAAGAAAGAGCGAAGAAGGGAGAAAAAGAAAATGCTCAACGATCACATCAAGAAAACTGTGCGATTAGTTAACGGCCACCTCGAGAGCTATACACTCGGCACGCTCATCGTTAACTGCGAAGTGTTTTAAGGAGGTGTTTAACTTGGATTGTCCACGTTGCGGTTCTGAAAACGTTCGTTGGGAAGTTGTAGAGGTCGTCGAAGAGAAAGGCTATGTTTGGGAAGCCGAATGCCAAGAGTGCGATTGGCAAGATACAAAATACGAATTCTGAGCCTCGAGTGAGGCGCTCCTTTTAGCAAGAAAATGGACGAGTAGGGGAGATGAAATCAAATGACGATTTCAGAAGAAAAACGGAAGTGGATGCAAGAAGTAGGTATAAGGGAATTTGAACGCCCGATGAAATTTTACTACGGAACAGCATGGTTGATGTCAGAGGAATACATTCAGGAAACCCCGCTTGAAGAGCTTAAAGCGAGGTTTGAGGATGTAAAAGATAAACCTTTTGGATGATTCAGCTAAATTGGTAAGATGCTCCGGATTTTGTTTAGGTATTCTAGCACGCTTTTTAAACCATCTTTAAAACGATTTTCCATGTAGATGATGCCAGTATCAGTGAGCCACGCTTGATACACCATATCATCTGCATAAAAACAATGAAGCAGGCCAGACCGACTTAACTCTCTGCACGTTTCATCAATATTTTCAAGAGTCCATTGGGGAGTAATAGCCTTTTGAATATCTTCTGAACTACCAAACATTTTAGCTTGTATTTTTGGAACGCCGTCTTTTAGGTTCTGACAGTACTGTTTGTAAAGCAAACAAATTAGCGCATCCGCATCTTTGGTCAACTGAATGCTCAATATAATCACCTCCTTCCATCGTCCTAATTCGACACAAGGGAGGGAAATCCTACAAAAAGAGAGGAGAAATGGAATGGGTAACATTCAGATTTTCAATCATCCGGTATTCGGGGAACTGCCAGTAATGATTGTTGAAGGCGTTGAGTGGTTCGGTGCAGTCGAGGCGGCAAGGTCATTATCATTCTCTGATCCTCACAAAGCTATTGTCAATCATGTTGAAGAGGATGACTCGACGGTCCATCCAGTCATCGACTCATTAGGCAGGAAGCAAAATAAAAAGTTTATCAACGAATCCGGTCTTTACAGTCTGATTTTTGGCGCGGCCAAACAAGGGAACAATCCAGAAATCAAAGAGAAAGCCAAACGTTTTAAACGATGGGTAACGAGTGAAGTTCTTCCTTCCATTCGCAAACACGGCGCATATATGACGGAAGACGTGTTAGAACGTTCTATCCAGGATCCGGATTACATGATTGGTCTTTTAACAGCGCTGAAGGATGAACGCCAAAAGCGTTTGGAAGCTGAACAAAAAGTCGAGAAACAAAAACCTTTAGTTGTCTTTGCTGAAACATGCATGAAATCAGAAAAGAGTTTGCTAGTTCGTGAGGTTGCGAAGCTTTGCACCAAACAGGGGATCAAAATTGGAGAAAAGCAGTTATGGCAAAAACTCCGAGAGTGGGGACTAGTTTTTAAAAATCGAAATGAGCCGAAGCAGGAATATATGAACCGTGGTTACTTTGAAGTTTCACAAGGTGTCAAGGAAAGCGAAAAAGGTACGTTCACATGGTTAACGATGCGTGTGACACCTAAAGGTCAGATTTATATTATGGATCGTTTGAAAAAGGAAATGGAGGTGATGGCATGAACGTCCTTCCACAAGATCGTCAGTTAGCGGAGAAGCTTTGGGAATGCGGCTGCATTTACTTGGATCGTGCCAGAGTTGCATGGGTAAGCGCTCGTTTCGGCGATACGGAGCGATGGATGACAGAATTTCAACGTTGCAAACGCGACTTGGACGAGCTGGTTCGAAAAAAGGAGGAGCATGACCAGCTTATGCAGCTCGTTGAGACGATGAAGGAACGTGGGATTGATATGGCAATCATTTTGAGAAAGGGGAATGGGTGAAAATGATACAGACAAAAGAGTTTTTTGGAAGCAGTTCATCAAGAACTGACGAGCAAATCAACAAATTTCTTGCGGAAAATCTAAATATCAAAGTAATAGATATCAAGTATTCCTATTGCGAAAATACATCTCAAACACAAGGGTACGCATTGGCCTTATTGATTTATGAAGTTGAGGAGGGAGACGAATGAACGTATGCTTCTCAGCCAGCCGTCTGATGAAAGTTTCAGAAGTTCGTAGACTTTGCCAGCAAATGAGAGAGAATCCAGCGTTGTTGTTAGCAACAGAACTAAAGGCGAAAGAAGAGGTGTACAAGCTGTTGCAAAAAGAAAAAACGGCCAGTGCCCCAACACTCGCCGTCTAA